TACTTGACACCTGATGGTGAAGCATTACCTTCTGTCACCACAATACTATCTAAAACAAAAGATAAATCTTTTTTAAAGAAATGGCGTGCCAAAGTTGGTGAAGAAGAAGCAGAAAAAATAATACGTGATTCTGCCAAGATTGGAACTGCGCTCCACCTATACATAGAACGTTTTGTGAACGGAGATAAATACAAAGACTTGACAGAAGTTGGCGTTCAAGCAGAAAAAATGGCACAGAAAATAATTGATGAAGCTTTCAAAGATATAACAGAAATATGGGGATCAGAAGTGCATCTATATAACCCAGGTAAATACGCAGGTACAACTGACATGGTAGGAATGTACAAAGGTAGACCCACGATAATAGATTTTAAACAAACAAATAGACCAAAGAAACGTGAGTGGGTGCAAGATTATTTAATGCAACTAGCAGCGTACGCCGCGGCCCACAATGCCATGTTTGATACAGAGATAGAACAAGGTGTAGTTTTAATGTGTTCTAGAGATTTAACGTTTCAACGTTTTGAATTAGAAGGTGAAAAATTCGTACGTGCGACGAATGCATTTATGAAAAAATTGGATGCATATAATGCAAGTATAATCTAAATCAAATCCACTCTGATAATTCTTCTCCACTAATTTCCTTTGCAATGTTTACCTTGTTTTTTAATGCCTTAATTATTTTTTCATCTACAGTCTTTTTAGCAACCATGTCAATATATAATACAGGATTAATTTGACCAATACGATGTGCACGATCCTCTGATTGTATTCTTTTTTCTAAATCATAATTATTAGAATAGTATATGACTGTGCTAGCTGCAGTTAGAGTGATACCATATCCACCTGTCTGTGTGTTGCCAATAAAAAAACGACAATCATTCTTTTTGTTTTGAAAATCATATATGCATCTTTGTCTGTCCTCTGCCTTAGTTGCGCCATAGTATGTGCAGTATGATGTAGGTCCGTACTCTTTTTTTATTGCTGACTCTATGTTTAGTATATCATGTATGTAGTTTGCCCATATGATTGCTTTACCTGTTGTCTCTGATAGTATTTGCATCAATTCGTCCACACGATTGTTTTTAAGATTTAAAGTATCGCCACTGTCTGTTTTCATGTGACCGCAAGTTATTTGATGTAGTCGCATCAATTGTGTCAATACATTGACAGCAGTTAAAGATTGACCTTTCAACACAGTCATGGCTGTTGTTTTCATGTCCTGGTATGCTTTTGTTTGTTCTTCCGTAAGTTCTACTTCACGTTTGATAAATGTTTTTTCTGGTAAATCTAAGCAATCTTTTTTCAAAATACGGTAAGAATGTGGTGATACAAGATTACCTAACTGTGCTAAATTTTTAAATTTTACAATCTTTTGATATTTGTGTGTACCACCAGCTGCATTGGCTGTGATTACGACAGCATACCTAGTTCTAAATGCATAGAAACTTTGTTGTCCTAGTATTTCTGGATCAAGAAAATCCATCTGTGACCATAAATCCATGGGTGATTGTGTCACTGGTGATCCTGTTAGTATTCTCCTATACTTTGCTTCTTTGCTAAGTGCTAATATATTCTTTGTTCTTTTTGCTTGTGGATTTTTTATTGTAGTGCTTTCATCAACTATCATCATAGATTTACCAATCAAAAATATTCTAACAAATTCTACACCCTTCTTTGTTGATAACGCTTCTACATTCATTACCATGATTTTAAATCTGTAATCACTTGCATCTTTTATGTTTTTTAATTGTTGTTTGTATTCTGCACTGGTTGATTGTTTCCAAGATACAACATTTTTTTCTATGTAATCAGGAACGTGTGTAGGTATTTCTTGATCTACCCAATTCATGTATGTGCCTTTTGGTGCAACTATTAATACTCTATCTATTTTACCTTTGTTGTACAGGATACACGCATTGTCCAACGCTATTTTAGTTTTGCCCGTACCCATTTCAGCAAAGATAGCAAATGCTTCTTTGTTCCAACATTTTTTCAATGCATCTTTTTGATGCTCATATGGCTTCGTTTTAAATTTGTACATTCTTAATTCTATTGACTTCGTATATAACATGATCTATATGAGAATCAAGAAATAAAATTATGACAGTTTACGTGCTACAAGAAATGGGTAGAAATATTAGATCAGCAGAAAAGTTTGGTGATTTAAAAGTATTACTACCTGACAATAAACAAATAGTTTTATCTTCTGGACCACTTACACATAAGTTGAAAAAAGAGTTATCCACATTTTGTGATGATGACTATTTGCTTTTGATTGGTGATCCTGCTATTATTGCATTAGCTGGCGCAGTTGTCAGTGAAATGAATAGAGGCAAATTTAAAGTGTTGAAGTGGGATCGTGATGAAAAACGATACTACGACATAGAAATAGATTTGAGAGGTTGATATGACAAGTTTAGATCCAAGAGATTTACTTACCCAAATGCAACAAGATTCGGGCTCCACGGCCCAGGACAACATGGGTAAGATAGGTGCTGTAGCAAATGATGTGGCAGACACTGATAAAGAGATTGCTGATTTAGAAGAGCAACTCAAAAAGAAAAAAGATTACAAGAAACATTTAGCAGAAAATGTTCTACCTAACTTATTTGCAGAAGTAGGTTTGTCAGAGCTAAAACTGGCAGACGGTAGACATCTTAAAGTTACCAACTACTATGGTGCTTCAATCAAAGATACAAAGAAAGAAGCAGCATTTACGTGGTTAAGAGACAATGGATTTGGTGATTTAATTAAGAACCAAGTCAGTTGTAGCTTTGGAAGGAATGAAGATGAGAAAGCTAAGTCGTTGATAGATACTTTGAATGATCAAGGTTATCAATCAATGCAACGTGAATGGGTCGAACCTTCCACCCTTCGCGCATTCATACGAGAGCAGCATGAAGCAGGTAAGGAATTACCTATGGATTTGCTTGGGGCTTTCGTAGGACAAAAAACAACGATTAAAGACTAAAGGAGAACGGCCGTATGGCAAAAACACAAGCAGTCGCGAAAGCGGCAAAACTAGATCTAGCAGTTCTTGCTAGTGACTCAAAAGATGCAAGTGGATTTGGCAATCTTGACATGTCAAGAGACATTGCAATCCCTTACATCAACATACTACAATCCAATAGCCCACAACTTAATCCGCAAAAAGCAGAGTACGTTGATGGTGCTAAAATAGGACAGTTCTACAATACTGTCACACAAGAGGTCAGTGATTCACTTAACGTGATACCTGTTCTCTATCAACTACGATACGTAGAATGGAAACCACGTGAGCAAGGTGGTGGGTTCGTTGAATCACATCATGCTGATAGTGGCATTCTTAGTAAAACTAAACGAGATCAAATTTCGTTTAAAGACGTGTTGCCTAATGGTAACTACGTTGCCACTACTGCCTATCACTATGTAATGGTGCAAGGCAAAGATGGTGCTTGGTCACAAGCTGTTGTAAGCATGACTTCTACTCAATTGAAAAAAAGTAGACGTTGGAACAGTTTGATGTTGAGCCAGAAAATCAGTGGTCCATCGGGAAGTTTTACTCCACCAACATACGCAATCATTTACAAACTATCTACGGTTAGTGAGTCTAATGATCGTGGTAGCTGGTTTGGGTATCAAGTTGAGAGAGCTGGTCAGGTTGAAGACGCTGGCGTATATAACGAGGCAAAATCATTTTCAACTGCCGCATCAAGAGGAGAAGTCGAAGCTAAACCTATGTCAGAAGGGGAGCCTGTAAAAGAGGCACCACAATCTAACAATAAAGAAAGCGAAGAAGAAGTACCGTTTTAGGTATTTCTTCTACTAAAACTGGAGGTTTAGTGGATAAGTTCAAATTGATATTTGAAGGCTTAGACGTGGCTTATGGTCAGCATCAATCCGAGGGGAAGCGTGCTGACGGTAAGCAAGAGGGTAAATCCTACATTGTCAAACAAGAGGTTACAGATAGCCTGTGGCAATCACATCTTGATGGTGTAGGTCCCTCTCTTGGTATCATACCTATAAGAGCTGACAATACAGTAACCTGGGGATGTATAGATATTGATACATACCCAATAGATCATAGAAAGATAATAAATAGTATTAGAAGTTTACAGCTACCCTTGGTGCCATGTAGATCCAAGAGTGGTGGTATGCATATATTCTTGTTTCTTAGAAACCCAGTGTCCGCAAAATTAGTGCGAGAGAAGCTACGAGAGGTTGCATCTGGTTTAGGATATTCTTCTGTAGAAGTATTTCCCAAACAATCAACGATACTGATAGAGAAAGGAGACCTAGGTAATTTCCTAAATCTTCCTTATTATAATTCAAAAAGTACAACTAGATATGCGTATAAAGATGATGGAACAGCGGCGACCTTGCCAGAGTTCTATCACTTATATGATAAATACATAACAAATGAAATAGACAAAGTTGCAATCCAGGTATCTGATGATGTCATAAAGGATGGCCCACCATGTTTACAACAACTTTGCACACAAGGTTTTCCTGAAGGCACACGCAACAATGGGTTGTTTAACATAGGAGTATATTTACGTAAGTTTGATCCAGACAATTGGAAAACATTATTAGAAGAACATAATCGTAATCACATGACACCGCCTCTATCAGCATCTGAGGTAGTGACAGTGCAAAAACAATTAGAGAAAAAAGAATATAACTATAGATGTAAAGAACCACCAATTAGTTCTTACTGCAACGCAAGAGTATGTAGAGGTAGAAAGTATGGTGTTGGTGGCAATGGTGCATCATTAGAATTTAGTGCACTAACAAAGTTAGAAACAGATCCACCAGTTTGGTTTCTTGATGTTGGTGATAAGCGTATGGAATTACAAACAGATGAGCTGCAGATACAAACTAAGTTTCAAAAGAAATGTATGAATAGTTTGAATCACATGCCAGCTCTTGTAAAACAGTCAGTGTGGCAGGAAATTATTGAGAGATTAATGCAGAATCTTATCAAAATTCCTGTGTCTGATGATGGGTCATTGGCCGGTCAGTTTGAGGCTCACCTCCAGGAGTTTTGTACTGATCGTGCCCAAGCCCTAAACAGAGATGAATTATTACTACGTAAACCATGGACAGAAGATGGCACAACATGGTTTAGACTTAAAGACTTACAAGACTATCTTACACGTAACAAGTTTACATACTTCAATACAGGACAGCTTGTACAGGCATTGAGACATCTAAAAGGTAAGAGTGATAAGTTTAATTTAAAAGGTAGAACTGTGCGTGTGTGGGGCGTGCCTGCATATCAACAACAAGATTCTGCGTTTGACATCAAGGAGGTAGATGGTGCGCCGTTCTAAACTACCAAAGATAAAGAAAGGAATGTGGGCAGAACAGCTCGCAGTATTATATCTTATAGATAAAGGATACTTTGTATTTAAAAATTTATACGGTGTTGGTCCTGCAGATTTGATAGCAATAAATGAAAAAGGTGCTGTAGAGATATACGATGTAAAAAGTGAAAGTTATCGTAAAACTTGGAAACCTGGTACACGCATATGTAGAAAATTAACACAAGAACAAAGAAGACTGAAGATGAAGTTTATATTTGTAGAAAGAGATGGAACATGCAAAATAAGACAAAGATAATATTAGGACCACCAGGAACAGGTAAAACACACAACTTGTTAAATTTAGTTGAGCAAGAATTAGCAAAGGGCACTGCACCTGACCGCATAGCGTTTGTTGCATTTACCAAGAAAGCGGCAACCGAGGCTCGTGACCGGGCAATAAAAAAGTTTAAATTAGAAGAACAACATCTTCCATATTTTAGAACACTACATTCATTTGCATTTCATCAATTAGGATTAACAAAGTCAGAGGTCATGTCACGTGATAACTACAAAGAATTTGCAAAAACATTTGGCATGGATTTAGGATCTGTCACTGATGGGGCAGAAGCTGGTGGTGTAGTAACCACAGATAACATACTAATTAATGAAATAAATTTAGCACGTATGAAGTGTATGGATCTAGAACATCATTATAACACCTCTAATTTACAAGACATGTCCTGGCATTCTTTGCTTCGTGCACAAAGATCACTAGAAGAATTTAAGAAAAAGAAAGAGGTATTTGATTTTACAGACATGATAGAACTGTATTTGGATTCTGGTCCTGTGCCAAAATTAGAAGTTGTGTTTGTGGATGAAGCGCAAGATCTATGTAAATTGCAGTGGCGAATGATAAACAAACTGACAGAAAATGCAAGAAAAGTATACGTCAGTGGTGATGATGATCAGGCGATATATAACTGGGCTGGTGCAGATGTAAGATACTTTATAAAATTACCAGGTGAGGTAGAAACACTAAAACAGTCTTTTAGGTGTTCTAAGGTTATACAAAATTTGTCAGGTAGAATAATCAACAGAGTAAAATTTAGAAGAGCAAAACAGTGGAAAGGCACAGATAGAAATGGATTTGTACAGTATCATAATTATCCTGAAGGTGTTAACTTAAGAGAACCAGGTAGTTGGTTAGTCATGGCTAGAACAAACTATATGCTTGACGAAATAGAACGTGACATACGATTACAAGGTATGCTGTACAAAAGAAACAACAAGTTACCTATATCAGCAAAACTATTGAACGCTGTTGAGGCATGGAAAAAACTACACAATGGTGACATAGTTCCAATAGCAGACATCAAAGATATTTATTCATACATGTCAAGTCAAATAGGAATAGAGAGAGGACATAAAAATTTAAAAATGGCAGACAAAGAACAATATGAATTAGAGGAATTAGTTATGCACCATGGACTATTGATGGGCGGTAGACCATGGGATGTTGCATTTGATAAAGTTGGTAATAGAGATAAAGAATACTTGAGAGCGATAGAAATAAGAGGAGCAATGTCAAAAGATCCTAAGATAAATCTTAGCACTATACACGGTGCAAAAGGTGGAGAGGCTGACAATGTTATGTTGCTTACAGATCTATCAAGAAAATCACAAGAAGCGATGGAAAGAGATTCGGATGACGAATGCCGTGTGTTTTATGTAGGGGCTACACGTGCTAGAGAACAACTACATATAATACAACCACAAAGAGAAGGAGGATTCATAATATGAGTTTTACTACTGGACTAGCTCCTGTAAAAAGGAACGTAACAAAAGAAGATGTATTGCAGAAAGCTAAGGATCTTGTAACAGGTGATAGAAACGACACACATGGTGATGCGTTTAATAATCATGCAGAGATTGCAGAGTTTTGGAATATATTTTTAGATAAAAAACTACAAGCGATGGCTAGCATCACAGCTGATGATGTAGCTTTGATGATGGTATTGATGAAGATATCTAGACACAATCAAGGAAAGAAAGTTAATATCGATAACTTTGTTGACATGGCGGGTTATGCAGCAATAGCAGGAGAGATTAATGACGCAGGACTTATTTAAAACTGTAACATCGCATTGGGTTGAACCTACGCAGTTCCCTCAGATAGAGGGACGCGTAGCGATTGATTTGGAAACATGTGATCCAGATCTAATAAAACATGGACCAGGTTGGCCAACTAAGAAAGGTAAGGTGATAGGTATAGCTATAGCCACAGCGTCCTTCAAAGCTTATTATCCAATCGCACACGAAGGTGGCGGTAACATGGATGAAGAAAAAGTTGTCAAGTATATAAAATCTATCTGTGATGATGAAACAATAGAAAAAGTATTTCATAACGCTCAATACGATATTGGTTGGTTGTGGACTTTAGGAATAGATGTCAAGGGTAAAGTGCATGATACAATGGTAGCAGCTGCATTGATAGATGAGAATAGATATTCATACACATTGAATAGTATTGTACACGAATATCTAGGTGAGTTTAAAAATGAATCAAAATTAAAAGAAGCAGCAGAAGCTTTTGGTGTAGATGCAAAATCAGAGATGTATAAATTACCTGCTATGTTTGTAGGAGAGTATGCAGAAGCTGATGCAGATTTAACATACAAGTTACATGAAAAACTATCTTGGGAAATAGTTAAGGATAATCTTACGACAGTTTATGATGTAGAATGTAGATTGATAAAAGTCATATTTCACATGACTAGACGTGGTGTTAGATTTGATACTTATAAATGTATTGAATTAAATACAAAATTTCACAACAAAGAAAAGAAGTTGATGAAACGTATTAAAGATTTAACCAACCTTGACATAGAGATATGGGCAGCAGCTTCTATTGCTAAAGCATTTGACGCATTGAATTTACCGTACGAAAGAACAGAAAAAACAGATGCGCCATCATTTACAAAAATGTTTTTAACAGATCATCCACATGAATTACCAAGACTAATTATGCAAGCACGTGAGCTGAATAAATTACGTGGTACATTTTTACAAGGGTTAATGAACTATACAGAGGAGGGTAGAATACATGCACATATTAA